AACCGATGCAACCGATGCAACCGATGCAACCGATGCAACCAATGCAACCTGCAACCTGCAACCAAAAGCTGCAACCTGCAACCTGCAACTAAAAGCTGCAACCTGCAACCAGAATATGTGAGAACAGACCAGTGGGGCACGGATTGGACAGAAGATGAGCTGATAAAATCCCGGAAGGTATGCAATGAATGCCATAAACGCCGCAGATGCGCAAACTGCTGCGTCACTTGTAAACGGCCATGTGGCAGGCAGGTGATCTGCGAAGTAATGAGGCCATGGGCAACTGATGCCAGCCCCTTTGGCTTTACGGATGAGCAGTGGCAAGCTGCATACGATGATCTTAAACGGACACCTGATACTTGGGAGAAGATACGCAAGCTACATGACTATGACTATAAAGCAAGAACCGAAGCACACAATAAGGCTATGGACGAGCTGGACAAAACTGGCTTTGATGTGATGTTCCAAGGGCGGAAGATAGCACATGTAGAAAGCACGGATATACCACAAGACCATATTAGTGAGATCACCGAAATGGTGGAAAAAGAACTGGATTCCAGCCATATCACCCCAGCAGCCAACAAGTTGTCTGCCGGGGGCCCCGAGCGCCGGAATGACGGGGCAGCAGATGTAGATGTGTTGCAAGAGAAAGCGCTTGTGAGCACCATAGACAAGGCGGGTGAGCTTGTGCCGCAAGTGAATGCGCTGGCAATCCTGAATGACAAGGCAGAATTTGAGGGATATCCAAAGGGAAGTAGGGACGCAGCCTATGCCCGGCTGGAGATCGTAAAGACCTGGATGGATGAAAAGGCAAAGGCGAAAGTGGCAGGGCACAAGGTGGGAGAGTTGGAAAAGAGCTTTATCCGGCAACTGCTGCATGGCCAAATTTGCTATAGCGCCACAGAAACACTTAAACGAAATGGTGAGATCAAGTTATCAATCCGCAGCATCTACCGATGGGAAAAGGCATGGAAGGATAATACATCCATCTACCCCATCAACCTGGTGGACAAATACAGCCGCACAAGAGCAGATAAAGACCAGCAGTATGTGCGCACCTGGATCAAGATGCAGGCTGCCGATCCCCGGAACCGGTCAATTACGGACATTGTGCGCGAAGCGAATAATAACATACCTGGCTTTGACATGAGCTACCGCACAGTGGCCAGGATCGTGGAGGCCACGCGTAAAGACAGGCTGCTGACCGCAGCGATCACCGGCCCCACGGCTTACAAAAACAATGCAAGGCCGCACATCAGACGGATAAACGACTGCCAGCCAGGGGACAAGTTTGAAGCGGACGGCAAGACCATGAATGTGCTGGTGATGAGCCCCTTCTGGTTCCACCATGACAAGAGCCTGCGCTATATAGTGCGTCCCGTGATCGTGTGCTGGCTGGATGTGGCAACCTGGATGATCACCGGCTGGGCTACCTGGCTGAGCGAAAGCTGGCACCTGGTGCGCACTTCATTCGTAGATTCCATGAGCAAATGCGGGGTGCCCAGGGTGGTGACCTATGACGGCGGGGGCAGTTTCCACAACATTTACACCAATCCGGAGTGGTTTGCCGAACGTAAGCGTGACAGCGCGGCCGTACGCAAGGCCCGGGAGCTGGTGGCGAAGGGCTACAAGGGATTTTATGAAGCCTTTGGCGTGGAGAAGCAGGTTAAAACAATCCCCGGCAACAGCGAAAGCAAGCAGATCGAGCCCGCCTGGGGCGATATCTTTGCCGACTGGGAGAAAAGGCAATTTGCCTATGTGGGCAAGAACTTCATGGCACGGCCGGAATGGATGCGCATGACCAATCTGAAGCTGATCAAGACCTATAAAGACAAGATCATGACCTGGGATGAATACACAAATAGCATAGGCGAATACATCAACGAGTGGAATAACCGCCCGAGACCTTCACTAAAACGGCTGGATGGAAGCATGGCCAGCCCAGTGGAAGCCTATATGGAATTCAGTGACCATATCAGGAAGCCTGCCCAGGAAGTGGTGGAGCATGTGTGCTGGCACCCGCGCAAGCTGAACGTGAACCGGGACGGGGTGAACCTGGACGGACTGCTGTACCATCACCCCGGCTTCGGAGTGTTTTTGGGACAAAGCGTGCTGGTGGAATATGACGAGCGGAACCGCTTCCAATGCAGCATTGCCACGCAGAACGGTGAGAAGATGGCCGTCCCTGCCAAACTCGTGATCCCGGGCATGCACATGGATGATGAGCAGAGCCAAAAGGCAATGATCGACCGGGCGCATTATGAGAAGGAACTCAAAGCCGTGTATCTGGCCCGGGTGAATCATGGTGATGCCATGACCATGCAGGAATTCAACAGCCTAACGGCACGCGTGGACCAGCTTTTGGAAGACCAGAGCCGCAGGCAGGAGCGGGAAAAGGATGCCGCACAGCTTCCCCTGGCAGAGCGCAGAATAGTTAAAAACCTTCCGGTACCTGAGCTGGATGCAGGGTTTGAGAGCGTGGAAGAGGACATCGCAGAGATCGCAGAAACGGCGTCCTGCGCTACCATAAACCAGGAGCCGGACGGCGACGACGCCCTGCTGGATGAAATCAACAAAGAATTAGGCAATATAGGATTAAGGAGACAATCATGAAAGAACAAGTGTATGTATCAACCGCCAACGTTAAAAAGGCCATGGCGGAGATCACCAAGCTGCTGAACCGTCCCAAAAACGACATGGTGGGGCTGGGCATGATCTATGGTGAGCCGGGCCTGGGCAAAAGCCGCTTCGCGAAGCACATCAGCTATCGCAAGGGGTTTATCTATATCCGACTGGAAGCAAGTGAAACCGCCAAGAGCTTTGCGCAAAAGCTGTGGGTGGGCCTGCGCTATCAACTGAACCTGACCAATGAACCCGGCCCGGAGCAGATCAACGCACCCTGCGGAAGCACCAACAGTCTGATCGGAATGTGCATCAGGATTCTGATGGATGCACCGGACAGCGTAATCATGATCGATGAATTCGATAACGCCATGCCGAACCGGGAGCTGCGTGAAAGCATCCGGGACATCGTGGATCAGACCTTCGCCACCGTGATCCTGATCGGAATGCGGGGCGTGCGGGACAAGCTGGAGCGCACCAATCCGCACTTCTTCGATCGCAGCAACTTCTTCTGCGAATTCACCCCACTATCTTTGGAAGATGTGAGCATGATCTGCAAACAGGTGTGTGAATACGAACTAAGCCCGAAGCTGGTGGAAACGGCCTATAAAGTGAGCAACGGACAATTCAGACGGCTGATCAAAACCATCATCCTGTTTGAAGCCAAAATACGCAATCAGCAGGCCGTAACGCTTAACCCAAAGGACATGAAGGACATCGATAATGCGGGAACTCAGGGATCAGCGAAATAACACGATCATCAGAAACTACGTGGTAATGCCGGACAGGCTGCAATTCAGCGCGCTGGAGGTGTCCACCGCCACGGGTGTGAACATCCAGACCTGCAGGAACGTCCTGGGTGGGCTGTGTAAATCCGGGATCATCGTAAAGCTGGCAAAACGCATGCAGGGGCGGGCATATTACCGCACTGCCGATGACAAGGAACTGCTGCTGCAAAAATGCCGGGAGAAGGGTGTGAAGCAGGTTGCCAGGGAGCGGGGAGTAACCAAGGAAGCGGTTTACCAGAAGGTGCGGCCGTATATGGTGCCCAAAGACTTAAGGGCCACGGATAATCAACTGGCAGTGCTGAAATTAGTCGCAGCGGGAGAGGACGCGGCGGGCTTCCGTCAGCCGACACTCACGCTACTCAAAAAAGGCTGGATAGTAGAAAAATATTATGATGGCTTCTGCGTTTTGGAGCTGACTGATAAAGGCCGGGAGGTGCTGAATGCCCAGGGCTGAATATGACAAGCAAGGAATGTATTTCCACAGTCTGGTGAAACAAGCCGGGTGGAATCAAACGAAGGTTAATAACCTGCTGGTCAAACGCTTTGCAGCTACGCATTGGAACGCTTTGCAGCCGGATCAGAAGCGGGCAGCAATCAATATGATGCGGAGCTATGCCAACAAGAACCGTGATCACATGATGAAGGGCACCAGACAATCCATTATGGCCATGGTGGCCAGGCATGGACATGACCGTGATTGGCTGCATGAGCAGATGATGACTTGGGGCTATGGGGACAGCCTGCGGAAGCTGAGTTTACCGGAACTGATCGAGTGCGGCAAGGCGGTGACGAAGGCGCTGGAACCGGGGAAAAAGAATATAAACCACAGAGAAAAACAGAGAAAAGCGGAGAAAAGCAGAGATGAAAGAAAAGACAATAGCTGAAACAAACAATATGGCGTTTGCAGCGGTGCAGCGTGGATTTGAGGGTGATGGAACGTTTATCACCAAGGAAGAGGCCGAAGCCATCGCTACTGTGCTAACAGAAACATCCAATTTAATAACGCAACTGCGTTCTGATAATCTGCAGCTAACTGAGCAGATCAACGCAAGTGGCAACAAACAAAGTGTATAAACATAAAGAACTGGATTCCTGCCTGCGCAGGAATGCCGGGAGGAAAAATGAAAGCAGGTGAAAACCATCGGATATTCCTGATAAAAGGGAATGAAGAACTGATCGCGCTGGCCAAAGATGCAAAGGCCAAGTTTGATGAATACCAGAAGGCAGCTTTAGCAGCCATGGAGAACCCGGAAGGGAATATAGTTGGACGGAAAGACGAGAAGCGTATCTATGCAACCGGATGCTCTGCCCCAGGAAAGGACAAGGACGCTTTCAAACAAGACAAGAATGGCTTCTATATCCCCAACAAAAAGACCAAAAGCGGGAAGAGAATCAACCAGGCCTTGAGGGTTTTGGGCCCTTATGATCGGCTCAGCTATACGTGGATGTGTGAAAAAGGCGTGTTTATCGATGATCTTATATCGGTTGACGGGCATTTTTACTGGTTTCATTCTGTCCTCTCCACTAAGGAAGACTGCACTGAATTCCTGCTGTTTATCCCAAAAGTGGATGAAAGCCCAGCACTGACCCTGGCTTTGGAAGCTGCAGCCGGACTGGGTGAAGAGATCACCTACGGGCAGTTCTATGATAACTACCGCGAAATACACACGTTCGGGGTGAGGTAATGAGAGGGATGATGGAATGTCCCGTGTGCCAGGGCAAAGGCACGATCACCGAGGACAGCCGGCATTATGAGTTTCACACCCGCGACCCAAAGACGGAGAAGTGTTTGGTCTGCAATGGGACGGGAGTGGTGAGCCCCAATAAGAAGCTGCCCAATGGGGTGGCGGTCAGGAATGTGGACGGAAGTGGACAAAGCTCCGGGATGGTGCCGTGCTTTTCTAAAAAGCCTGTGGACGAGGCGGACAAAGTGGACGGGGGCAAGAGGCAGCCCCCAAATGGCTTTCGGGAAAGCGGGGCGGAGACAACTAAGGATACCAAGCCCAATACCGGGGCGGAACCCCAAGCCACGCGCCGCGATATACCGGGGAGGGCGCCGCAGATCATGGCCAGCGTGACAATACTCACCAGGCCCATGTGCACCATCGACATCTATGATAACACGAACCACCCATCAGGATTACATGCAGGGTGGATGATAAAACAAATAATCAAAGCCATAAAAGGAGAATAACATGGCGATAAAGAAAGTAAAGACCATCACCGGCCCAAACGGTGAGACTTACCCGGTGCACATGCTGCACCCGCAAATCGTAAAGGGCGATGCACTCGTACGTGACGTAGTTTACATGGCAGAGAAATGCAGCGAAATGGTGGAGCATTACTTCAACCAGATCAGCCAGATGGTGAACACATACCTGGAAGCCACCGCCGCAGAATATGGTGAAAAGTGGCAGGGTAACACCGTCCTGAAGACCTACGACGGCACCATGGCCGTGGAAGTGGACGTGCAACAAATCCGCAGCTACGATGAACGCCTGCAGGTGGCAAGCGAAAAGATCAGGAGCTGGATCGACGCCAAGCTGGAAGTGATCACCGATCCCAAAGCCAGGAAGGTATTTGAGCAGATCGGACAGATCGCCAAGACCGCCCTGCGCATCGACCGCAAAGGCAATGTGGATCAGAAGAAGCTGATCCAACTGCGTAAATTTGAGTTCAGCGGCGAACCCGAGTGGCAGGAAGCCATGTATCTGATCAGCCAATCGGAGCGGATCACCGGCACCAAGCGCTATATCCGGTTTAAGAAAGCCAATGAAGAGACCGGGAAGCTGGAAGCGATCCCGGTGGACTTCTCAAAATTCTAAAAAAGAGGGAAAGAGATGAAGAGGAAAATTGTAGTGATAAGCAAATGCGAAGATTTCCCGATCACACAGTGCAATGACCGGGTGATGTGTGGAACTATACCGGAGAACTGCAAACTGGTGGACGCGGTGGACGGAATGGACAACGTGGACGCTGTGGACGGCGGATCGGCATCCGCCCATACCAGGGAGGGCGCATGTACTACGGAATAATGGTGGCGCAGCAAGCTCACTGGCACTATGGTGGGCTATCCGCAAGTGAATCGTTCTGGTTTGGCCTGGCTTTTACATTTGTGGTGGTGGTGCTATGGGGCATCATGTGGGATCATGCTGATCAGAAATTCTGGCACAAGTATTACAAAGGTCTGAGCCGTGAGCTTGGTGATGCTTTCCTTGCCAAGGCATTGCATTCGTTTAATAAAACCTGCCGCTTTTGGGAAGAGCAATATGATTATCTTAAAGCGGAAAATGAAAAGCTGAAGGTAGCCAAGGACGAGCTGACCAATGCGGAAGCTTTGATCGCTGACAAGGACAAGGAGCTGAATGATCTGGAAAAGCAGCGGCAAGAAGCAGAATTGGAAGTGGAGACCGCAGCCAAATGGATGGAACACTGGAAAAGTGAATATGAGAAGTTGAAGAAGGAACAGACCCCGGAATGGTACCGCGCCATGCTGCTGGAGCAATGTGGACAAATAAATAATCTGGAAATGCTGAACAAAATGCTGACCGATCAACTGGGGAACCGGGATGAAGCGATCTTCAAGACGCCGCTGCAGCCCATGCCCGGAGCGTTAGCTGAAGAACCCAAGGACAATCAGCAGCCCTTGACCCAAGAAGACGCGGTGGGTTTGGCAGTAAACGGGGCGGAGTGCCCCTACTAAATGACCAATAAAGAGCTGTGGAGCAAGATGGACGAACTGCTGGGCGGAGAAGAAACCGCCCGGCGGTTCCGGGTGTGGGCCACGGGGGTGATCAAGAAAGAGCTCGCTAAGCGCTCAGGAATGGGTGAAAATGAGCTTTTCCTTAATCAAGCCACCGAGATTCTGGCCGATCTGAATAAACGCACAGGACGGCGGTATAGGCTAACCCCGGAGGCCAAGAAGTGGATCAAGGTGATCATGGGAGCCGGTTATAGCGTAGAGGATTTTTGCAGGGTGCATGAAGTAATGGTGAAAAAGTGGGCAGATGATCCGAAAATGAAGGACTATCTGCAGCCCAGCACCCTGTGGCAACTAAAGAAGTTTGATGAACGGCTCGCACTCTGGCAGCCAAAGCCACAAAGAAAAGAACTGGATATCAGCCTGCGCGGGAATGACGGCGAATCAGCATCCGTCAATACGGTGGACGGCAGTGGACGCTGTGGACGTTATGGACAGGACGGCGGTGCACAAAAGGAACTCATTGCCGAACTTATGGCAAAAAAGTGGTGGGAGTTCGAGACCTGGGCGGAATTCATGAAGTGGACAATGCAATTCCCTGACCCGCAAAGCCTGGCAAAATACGATATGCCGGAGAAGCTGAGAGAAATGCGGACAAGCAGAGGCATGGTGTTGACGGTGCTGAAAAACCAGAGCCCGGCGTGGGCGGAAAATGGGTACAACGTGATGAAGAAGAGCTTTTTAACACAGAGGGAAAGCAGAGAAAAGCAGAGAAAAGCAGAGGAATAAATAAAAAAGAGGAAAAGAGGGAAAGAGAGATGGCAAAACTAATACTAACCGCTGAAGAAAGAAAATCCACCTGGGCGGAAGCTGATGAAACGGCCCTGGGGAAAACAACAAAATGGGTGGCTTTGCAACTGGGATTGGGAAACGACACTAAAAGCCCCGCACCTTCTGTGTTTGTGGCGGCAGCAACGGTGCTGATCAACCTGGCTCAAATGAGCAATGCGGACAAGATGGATTACTCGGTTACTAACGCGATGCGGCAGGGCGTTGCGATCGGCGACTGGGAAGTGATCGTGAGGAAAATGAAGCCGAAGCGGAGAAGGAACAAAGAGTAAAAGAGGAAAAGAGAATGACTGTAAGACGTTTTAAGAAAAAGATGTATGATGAGATAGCGAAGACAATGGCACAGGAAGGTATTAAGCCGATTCGCAGAAGGGTGCTGTTTATGCGATCTGTGATTGTCATGGAGGCCCGCTATCGCGCTATAATGCAGGCAATAAATCATAAGTATCCATCTGGTGGAGTTGTAGGGAATGGAATGGCATGGGGTGGAGAGTATGTATTGCCACCGCTCTGTCCACTTCCCATGTGGAGGGAAGATAAATGAATCCCTGGCATGATAAGCTGGGCTGTGAGGTGAATGTGTGCCAGGCGAAGCAGTGCAGTGAGGAGTTTATGAAGGTGTGCGCGCTGCGGAAGGCATACCAGCAGCGGATCGCGCACCTGACGGTGAAGCTGGGTGAGCTGGGCAACAGCCGCCATGCGAGGGGAATAAAAAAACAATTAGCCAGGTTGAGGAACTATGACTGAAAAGATGAGGACGCGCAATATCAAGATCAAGCGGGAAGTGCTAAAGCGGGTAAACAGCGGGTACACATTACAACAGGCGATCTGGGCAGTAGTGGATAGCGATTGGTGCTATTTAAGCTATAAGCAGGTCGAACGAGTTTACTATGAGACGGTGATCGGGTAGCCATGATAAACAAGTAAACCACAGATAGAGTGCAATGTGCGAAAGTAAGCCCTGGTGTAAGCCGGGGCTTTATGTTACGAATAATGTCCATTTGCTTCCAATTATTTCCAAGATAGTCCAAGATTTTCCTTGACAAGATTTGGAGCCCATAAATAATGGGAACCAGATAGTGTGAAACAAAAAAAAAGGAGATTATCATGAAAGCACTTATTATTCGCAATACAATGGGGCAAGCCGTGGGCATCTATACGCCAAGCACGGATGGTTATTATGGAGTTATTGAGCTGATCAGTGACTACGCTGGGATAAAGCATGATGAAATATGCACATTGGTGGCACCGGGCGATAAGAACATAAACACAGTAACATGCAACACAAATGTTAACTGGTTAGACGATTATATTGCTCATCCACCGGCGGTCTTGGATTTGAGCGACAACCCACACCTTATCCCCGTAGCCGATAGTCTGAACACCTATTTGACCGCAGATGAAGTTTGTGACATGTTCAAGATCACCAGGCGCACATTAACGCGCTGGCATGTTACACAGGGGTTGGAACCGACAAAACGCGGCAATGTCAACTTATATCCTTTGCGGCAGATAAATAAACAAAAAAAATATATGGGAATGAAATAGACTGGATATCAGCCTGCGCCGGAATGACGAAAGCCCTGGTGTGAGCCGGGGCTTTTTGTTTGGAAAGTGGACGGAGTGGACGCTATGGACACAGTGGACGGATAAAAAAGAACTGGATTCCCGCATGCGCGGGAATGACGGCGGAGGGGACGGGGTGGACGGTTTTTGTCCGCATAACGAGGAGGGAAGTTGATGGAATAAGCAAAAGCAGGTAGGCTATGCGCCAATAAAGCTGATAACCAGAGGACAATATGAATATCAAGTTTTGGCGCAAGCAAAGTGCACCGGCTCCGGCACCGACGGCTAATGCCGCCAGGTACGTGCAGATGGGCGGCGACACCATGCAAAAATACAATCAGTACTTCACTGAGCGGACGCTGACTCCGGCTTCCATCCAGTCTGCAATAGATATCTATCGCAGCGAAGGCAAAGTGCAGTATTTGGGGAACATCATGGACTTGCTGCTGGACAGTGATGACAACCTGCAATCTAAGATACTGGTGCGCACCAGTCCGCTGAAAAAGGCCACCTGGAGCTATGGCGTGAAGCTACCCAAGGAACGGATAAAATTCTATGATGAGCTGATCAAACGAAATCTGAGTGAATGGATCGATATTTATATCGAAGGCAAGCTGAAGGGCTGGCAATTTCAACAGGTCAAGTACGAATTTGACGGGACACTGTACCGCCCCACGGAAATGGTGACCTACAGTAATCTGGATATCCGGGTAAGAAACCGCAGACTGGGGCTATATGAAAACGACAGACCAGTGGAGCTTCCTGATTATCAGTTCATCAGCCTGCTCTACCGCAGACCGACACTGCACACGCTACTGAAGTACTACGTTTTCTACATTTATGCGATAAACCACTGGGCGCAATTCGTGGAAACCTATGGCAAGCCCCCCCGGATTGGTAAATATGATTCCTTAAGTTTACCCGCTGAAATTGATGTGCTGAAAAAGGCGGTGAAGGGCCTGGGAACAGACCAGAGCTGCATTATCAGCAAAGAAATGGACATTGAGTTCAAGGATTACAGTGGCAAATACAGTTCACAAAGCCTGTATAAAACCCTATGTGATTTTGTGCTGGGCAGGGTGACCAATGCGATTTTGGGCCAGCCACTTACCACCCAGGTGGGAGACGTGGGCAGTTATGCCCTGGGCCAGGTACAGGATCAGGTGCAGGATCATATCGTGGAAAGCGACATCAAAGACCTGAGCAACTTCGTGAACATCCTACTGAAATATGTGGATGAAGTTAATTTTGCAGGGACTGGTGTGGATGTGGAGTTTGCCGTGTTTAAACCGGTGAACCTGGAACAGCGGATCAAGATCGACACGGCGGTAGTGGCGCTGGGTGTGCCAGTGGCAAAGAGCTATTTCTATGATACATACAACCTGCCGGTGCCGAAGCCAGGGGAAGAAGTAGTAAGCCGCATGCCCGAAGTCGAAAGTCCGAAGGACGGAGTGGACAACGTGGACGAAGAGGACAAAGAAAAGAACCCAAACACAGAGCACGCAGAGGACACAGAGATTTTAACACAGAGAAAAGCAGAGGAAAGCAGAGAAAAGCAGAGTGCAGATGAATGTAATATAATAACAAACGCTGCAATCGAAGATGAAATTGCCAAAAGTTTGGCAAAAATGCAGGGCAACATCCGGGCCTGCGAAAATCTGAAAGAGCTGAAGGAGCTTGATTATTGGTGGTTTGTGCGGGACATTGCCGGAGACTTTGCCAAAAATCTGGCAGAAAGCTATGTGAACGGACGCAAAAGCGGGCGGAAACAGGGTAAAAAGGCGAATACGGCACTGCCAACCATCAGGTTTGAATTCGATGACCGCAGCATCCAGACCATTAACGCATTCAGGAACCAGGCACACGTGATCAGTGCGGTGCGGGTGGGGCAGGCATTCAAGCAATTATGGGACGATGCGGCCAAGATTTTAGAAGAAGGCGGGGACTTCAAGGACTTTATTGCCCAAGCTACGTTGAGCGGATTTGCACCTGACAATCCATATCACCTGAAAACCGAATACGAGACTGCCATTGCCGGGGCGCAGAGCGCAGGACATTGGGCTGAGATCGAAGCAGATGCCGATCTATTCCCGTATTTGCGCTACGTAACTATGCAGGACAACCTGGTGCGGGAAGAACACCAAGTGCTGGACGGCACGGTGGCAGCGGTGGATGATCCCTTCTGGGATGAGAACTACCCGCCCAATGGATATAACTGCAGGTGCAGTGTGGAACAGGTAACAGATGCAGAGGCAAAGGCCGATCCCAAATGGAACGGGAGCAAGCCAACCATTACCAAAGATGCGAATTTCAACCAGAACACCGGCAAGACAGACAAGCTGCCCAGTGATGCTTTTGATAAGCTGTGGGAGTTTGCCCAAATCGCGATAGATCAGCTTCCCAACGCTGAGCGCCTGGTGAATGCAGACGGCAAGCCTAAGATAGTTTATGACATCAATAACTACCCGGTGGACATGGGAGCCAGCAAGGACAATGCAGTGGCCATGGATGCCATTACTGAGCCTACCGAAATCTGGCATAACAGCGAATTTGAAACGGCCTACCTGAAGCGCCTGAAGGACAAGGTGGTGATTGCCAAAACTGAAAAGGGTAAGCTGTATTGGGTTTGGGAATTGGATGATTATCAGAACCAGGGCAGGTATGGAGTGATGGAATATGGTCAAGTATAGTGAAAGCGTAATTGAGACAGCCCGCAGCTATTATGTGCTGGAGGGCAAGAAGATCGATGAGATACACGTTTTGCTGGGCGTTCCGCTTAAGACTTTGTACAACTGGCAAAAGAAGTACAAGTGGGACGATGATATCAAGAACGGTGGGGGCTTAAGCATCTATCTGGAAATGCAGCAGCAGTTTGTGAGCAAGATCAAAGAAAGCATGAACAACGGAACTCTGGCCGATCCGGCAACGGTGGACAGTCTGTGGAAGCTGGCAAAGCTTTTGGAACGCATGATGCCCCAGCGGGTGATGCTTTCCAATATTTTCAAGTTTGTGGAAGACACAGTTCACTACTTCATCAACAGCGATGAGGACAACGATTTTATGGGCAAGATTCACGCGCACATACCCAAGCTGGCAGACTACCTGCGGAAGAAGTACACCAGTGAGTGAGAGCTGTGAAGTGAGAGCACTACTTGCTGTGAGAGTTTCACTGAGAGAGCAAGCTGTGAGATGCCTGCGGCATGTGAGACAAAATAACTGGATTCCAGCCTGCGCAGGAATGACAACGACGGGCGTGGACGGAAGTGGACTTAATGGACACAGTGGACGGGGAAGATGATTAAAAAGAGTAAACAGCAGATAAAGACCAGGGAAGAATTTGAAGATAGAATCCGGGATCTCGTTGCGCTGATCAAAGAGCGCGCAGTGATATTTCCAAACGATACGGCGGATGCGCAGCTTGCGCGGGTGAAAGATGCGAAGCGCGATCCGCTGTATTTTATGGAGACCTATTTCCCGCACTATGTAACCTGCCCATTTGCAAAGTTTCACCGGGAAGAAGTGGGCAAAATCGTCTCAATTATGAATGGTGACGAAGCGGTGATAATGGGAGAAGCCTGGAGCCGCGGCTTTGGGAAAAGCAGCATTTTGGCAATTATGCTGCCTATCTGGGTGAGCATTGCGGGATTAAGCAAATTCGACATGTTCATCGGGGCGGACAAAGAGCTGGCCATGGAACGCACTGCTGCGATACGTGCTGAACTGCAGTATAACGAGCGGATCAGGTACGATTTCCCCGAGTTAAGAATGGACGAAGGCAGTGGTGAAGAGCATGATTTTGTAGCACCCGACAATGTGCGCTTTCGAGCCCAGGGATATAAACAGGGCATCAGAGGCAAGACCCACGGTCCGCACCGTCCCAGAATGATCGTTATTGACGATCTTGAGAGCCATAAGGACACCAACCCCAAGATGGGACAAGAAAAGCTCAAATATGTGCTTGAGGATGCGTTTGGCGCGTTTGGCAATCAAGGGGGCGTGATCATCTGGCTGGGGAACCTTACGCACAGCCACCACGCGTTGTCGCAATTCCATGAGCGGTGTGTGAATGAACCTGATAATCCGGGGATCAGGTTCCGCAAGGTGATTGCTGAAGAGAACGGCAAAAGCAACTGGCCGGAAGCCTATCCGATCAAGAAGCTGCGCGCCATTGAACAGGTGATGACCAAGCTGGGCTATGCCAGGCATTATCTGATGAAACCGGGAGTGGACGGTGAGGTGTTCAAGGAAGAGTGGCTGAGGTTTTATAATCCCTTCGGGAGTTCCAAGGTGCCAAGTTGCCAAGGTGCCAAAGTTCCGGAGGCGGTAGGATTTGGGGCAATGCGGTTTCCTACCCGGGAGGAACTGCTGGCTGCTACTACGATCAGTTACTGCGACCCGAGTTTGGGCGGAGGTGAGACAAATGATTACAAGGCGATTATCACCTGCGCCTTCTGGGGTGGAATGTACTGGATTTTGGACGTTTACATGCGCAAGGCAAGCATTTTGGAAATGCTGGATTACCAGTACGAGCTGGACAAGCGCTTCAAGACCAGGCACTACATGGAGCAGAACTTTTGGCAGAAGCTCATTTGGCAATATCTGCCGCAGAAAGCCGAAGAGAAGGGCTACATGCTGCCCATCCAGGGCATCGAGAACCGGCTGAAGAAGGAAGAACGGATATTGAGCCTGCAGCCACTCTTTGAATGGGGGCACATCTGGCACTGCGTGATGGGTAAGGATTATCAACTGCTGAAAGAGCAACTGCTGGGATTTCCCAATGCGGGCTATGATGACGGCCCCGATGCGCTGGCCGGGTGCGTGGAGAGGTTCAAACAAGTGGCGAACGCGAACCGTTATGAGACGGTGGAGAGAGGGCGTGGAAGCTATGTGGGGATGTTTTAAAAGGATGGACATTGTGGACATAATGGACAAAGTGGACGAGGTGGACGATGTACGGTACTACTGATGAACTGAAGCTTAGTATAGGCTTCCAGGCTACGGCCATGGCGGCCGGAAAGGATGAAGGTGTCTTTGATGAGGAGTTGGAGACTATCCTGACAAATGTGAGCGACATGATCGACGGCATGATCAGTGCACGGGTAACACCTGCTGATGTGGCCAATAATCCTGTGATGAAACGGATAGCATTGGCGATTGGCAGGTTTGATGCCTATTGCCAATATGTGCGTTCAGAAGTGCCTAAAACTATTGCCGAGGACAAAAAAGAGGCCATGAAGATGCTGGCTGACATTCAAGCAGGCAAGCTCAGCCTGGCTTTGGATGATCCTGATGAAGACGCGGTGACAATGGTGGAGCCTGAGTATGAAAGCGCTGCCCAGGTATTTGGGACGTTAATGCTGTGATTGAAAACGATATTTTGCGCTTGATCGGGGCGCTGACAGTGAGGCAAATACAGGCACGCATACGCACAGGAAAGGTAAGTCCAGGAACCAATAAGGCAGGCACTACGCTTTTTGACCGGGGAAAACTGTATCGTAGCATCAAATCCCGTGCTGGTAAAAATGAAGTGGTGATCAGCGCCGGGGAAAAGGATGTGCCCTATGCCAGGATTCAACATGAGGGCGGCACAATCAAGCCCAAAAATGCCAAATATTTGGCAATTCCACTGACACCCCAGGCAAAGCTGCATAATCCAAAAGACTACCCTGGTGAGACGTTTATCGCCAAGGGTGTGATCTTTTTGAAGAATGAAGGGGCTATCCAGCCATTGTATGTGCTGAAAAAGCAGGTAGTTATACCTGAACGCAGATACATGTTTATCGATGACCAAGGCCGTGAAGATATGAAGAAGCAGGTAATGGCCTGGATCAGAGCAAAGCTGCAGGAGAACGCGAATGTTGTATGAAACAGGTAAAGCCGTAAAGGCAATGATAGAAAGCCTTTTTACGATAGTTGAATTTTACGAAGGGCAATTTGAGAATTTTGATGAGCAGATCGTTAATCCGCCCATGGCTTATCTGGATATGAGCGGCGGCAGAGCGGGGATAGCAGGGCAGGCGATAGGCGAAACGGAGATCAAAATATACCTGATGACCAGCAAGGCAACCCATGATCCGGGTAATATGCTGGACTTGGTGGAAGATGTGATAACCGCATTACATAATAAAGCGGTGCGTTATGACGTGGGCGAAGACGCAAATGACCCGCCTGCCGTTTATGCCGGCAAGTGCTTTTGTGGAGAATACAGGCCATTGGTAACCTATCCGGGACTGCATGTGTGGGAGCTAAATGCAGTAGTAAAGCTTAACGAAGTAAACCAATAAAGCCAATTAGAGTATAATGTGTGGAGCCCGGGTGATGAGCCCGGGTTTTTATTTGTCCGCAAAACGAGGAGGGAAGTTGATTGCCGGAGCAGAGGAATTTATGCTAAAGCCAAAATAACGAGGTGCGTAAAATGATAAAAGCACTTAAGGGAAAAGACCTACTCATAAACAAAGGCGTTGACCGCAGAGGGCTGCTGCCCTGGGAAGGGCTGGAGATACTTGCCTGTACCGAGCGGGAAGACGGCCGTTTGGAGGTGTGTTGTTCCATTGAGGGCGAATGGAAGCTGACCAAGCAAAAAGTGACCAGTGAACGTCATGCGGAAATGCTGGCTAACTTTACTGCAGAGGGACGGCCGGTGCTGTTTGATTATGATCACAACAGCATTTTCGCAGGGAACACCAAGGCCGCAGGCTGGGGCTATAACATGCACGTAAACGGCGATAAGATGTATCTGGACTTTGAGGGAACACCTGAAGGAAAGGCAGCGCTTATCAACCGCGAATACAAGTATTTGAGCCCTGTTTATCAAACCGCCCGTTATGACCGCGTGACGGGCAAAAAAATCAACAACAACTGGAGGCTTCACAGCGTGGCGCTGACCAATACGCCATTTATGACGGAGCTACCCGAGATAATCCCAAACAAAGATGATAATGAAGATGTTACGGGAGGTAACATGGACCCTGAATTACTCGCAAAACTGATGAAGGTCTTTGGCGTGAACAGCGAGGCGGAGGTAATTGCCAAGCTGGAAGAGGCCCAAGAGCTGAAAGCCAACAACGAAAAGCTCAGCAAGGAAAATGCTGATGCTATCATCCTGATCAACACCCAAACCGTGGACATGGCCATTGCCGCCAAAAAGCTGCTGCCTGCCCACAAAGAACACGCCCTGCAGCTAATCAACACCGACAAGAAGCTGTATGACGCTTTCGTGGCCCTGGTGGCCAACAACATTCCCGACCTGACCAAGGAAAAGGAAATCAACCCCGGAGCCGGAAATGGCGAAGAAGTAAAGGTAAACAGCTTCACCGAACTGCTGAGTAACAGCAAAAAGGCCAAAGACTTCTATGCCAATAACCGGGAAGAATTTGATGGGCTCTATGCCGATTATATGCGTCCCGAAGGCAGTGACATGCAGGTGAACACCGCAGCCGGATTTGGCCAAAAGCTGTTTACGGCCAAGGTAACCGACTTGGAAGTAGCTGCCAAAGCCACCGAACGTGAAATCCTGGACACTATCCATGACCGCAGTGCCGAGTTAAAAGGCAGCGAAGAGACTCTGGAAGTGCCGCGCTTTACCCCCGGTGATGTGGTAGAGATGCCGGCTACCAGTGAGACCTTCGTGAATGGCAGCGTCGAGGATATGCTGAGCATCCCGCTGAGTGATGAAAAGGGCTATCCCATCATCGTTACCACCGCTGAGCAGCTGGAAACCAACATTCCCCTGCGCGACACCCGCGCCAAAGGTGGCCAGATCGCCCATCGCAAGTACCGCAACCTGTACCTGAACAAGGCAATTGCAGACGCTTGCGAAGCTGAAAACCGCCTGGAATTCAGTGATGAGACCGGCAACGAGATCTCTGATGATGACATCCTCAATGCCGCCACCCTCCTGGATAATGCCGAAGCCCCCGTGGAAGATCGCTTTATGGTGATCGGAGCCACAATGCACAAGGCTGTGGCCAGCAATCCCAACTTCCTTTCCCGTGATAAAATGGGTGATGCAGGCAAGCTGCTGCCCATGAACGTGATCGGCATGCTGCGCGGATTTGAAGTGGTGAAAATGCCCGATAGCCGGATGCCCCTTTTGAACACCAGCACCGGTGCAACTGCTGCCAGTGGAAAGAAGTGCGTGCTGTTTTACCAGCGTTATTGCCTGGCCTATGGTGCCCATTTGTACCAGCTCCTGGGGCCGCAACAGGATGTTACGATCCCTGCCGAAAAGTACAATCTGTACCGCAAACAGGGCTGTGCCGGGCAAAACACCGAATTCATCGTGACCTATCGCGAAAACTAAGGAGGTGAAAAATGAGAAATAAAACTTTTTCCTTCGGAAAGATGTTCCTGATGCTGATCCTGATAGCGACCCTGTTTACTGCGCTGAGCGCGGAGAAACTGGCCCGAGATGTGAATGGCACCCCAATCCAGGCGTGCCGCACCTTTACCGCGGTGCGTGATACGATTCCCGCCCAGGCACCTGCTGTTTATGACAGCATCGCTGTGCCTGTGAATGCGGCGGAAGTGACAGTGATCTTTATGGCGCAGCACGGCATGGTGTATGCCGGAACTGCAAAAACATTGGCCGCGGCTGCAACCGATTGGATATTCGTGCCTAAAGAGACGCCTCTCAAACTACCTGTGATGGAAGGCATTACATACATCAAGTACAAATCCTATACCGGTGCAAACAATATTAGTATCATTTGGCACCGCATGTAGCCCTGGAGCATTCATGAAAAAGACACTGATAATCATGCTCCTGATCCTGATGGTGGCGGCCCCGGCAGTAATGCCGGCCGCCACGAATACTGCCACCAACGGGTGGCTGCAGCCCGTACAACAACTATTCAGCGTGGTGCTGATGGTCTTTGGAGTACCGCTGCTGATCAAACTGGGGCGCAAACTGGGCGTCACAGTCGATGAACAACTGGCCACGGACGCAATCAACGCCCTGATCAACATCATCGTGAACATCGATCTGGGCAGCACCGTCACCGGCCAGGCCAAAAAGAAAATGGCCGTGAGCCTTGCCAAACAGCAACTTACCAACGCGCAGCAGGATGTCCTGATCAAGAAATATGGCAGCCTGGAGGCCGCGGTGCAGTTGGCGTTTGAACGCAGTTCACTGAACAAGACGAAGTGATGGGCGAAGTGGACTGGATGGACAAACTGGACGAAAAAGAACTGGATTCCTGCCTCTGCAGGAATGACGGGAGTAAAACATGAAAGTATTTCTGAGTAAAGTCTATTACCGTACACGCGCAGCGATCGACGCGTCACTGACTAAGGGCGGAACCTATCCCAACTATACCTTCAGTGGCTACACCGCCCTGGTGGGGACTGTGGCCGCCCTCAAGCTGCCTAACCAGGGGGATGGTGAGGAACCAAGTGACGGCGGAGCGACTACTTATGCGAGTGGCATGCAGGTGCCTGTGGAGCTGACCGTGGCTGAATTCAGCGTAGCCAACTATAACACGCTCAAATCGGCGCTGCATAACCAGTTGGTGGACATCATCGCCATTGATCCCGATCAACCGACCGTGGCGTACGGCGTTTATGGCGTTCGCCTGACGGTAGGCATCGAGGTCGAATCCGGCGCAGAGCCTAAGATCATAATCAAGGGCACCCGTAAATATGCAGGTGGAGCGACCACTCCGCCTTGGTCAATGCTGACCGTATCCTAAACAATAATGCTATGGTGGGGAGGGTGAACCGCCCTCCCCAAACATAGGGGTGAAAAATGAAGTATTATTGGGACGCATTTATCCGCCACGCATCAGCATTCAATCCATTGTCCGTAGCCAGCAACATGCTAGAGGCATGGGACAAGATCGACTGGCCAAAAGAGAGCAAGCTGAGCATTACACCAGAGCTGGCAGAGCTGAAAAACGGGACATCGCTGGGGATTAGTTTTGAGGGAAGTTTTGAGACCTCCACGATCAGAGTGGACAAGGTTGAATATGAGTTTTTAAAAACACTGTATCACAATCAATTATGTGATGTGATGCTGTTTGACGAGGCAGTCCCCACATTAGTGCTGGTGCTGCTGAGAATACGCCTGCAGGTGGAAAAGGTGCTGGAAAGCGGGGCTGACCACTACATCAAGATATCCGGCAAATGCAATTTTGCCGACGGGGCCATCGACAGCAGGTACTATGTGCTTGATTTATCCAGTAGTTATGTGAATTATGGGATGATCGAGGGGTTTGTCACTGATGCCCATGGGGTAGCTTTAGAGGGAGCATTAGCTGAATTTGACCGAGGCGGAGGGAATATCGTAGAAGCCAGCGCCGACAAAGACGGATACTACATGCTATATGTTCCCGCTGGGACGGGGGAACTAATCGGCACCGATGGAGGAGTTCATCAATTCCCGGAAAAGGTGTCCATTACCGCGGTGGCCAATGATGTGATCCGACATGATTTGGTGGCGCTGGAGGGCTGATGAGTGCCACGGTTGTAATGGGAATCCTGGGATTAGTAAATGCGTACATCCTTTTTGTGTTGGCGGGAAACCGGGACTGGAAGAAGGAAACTGACCGCAGGATAAACGAACTCGAAAGCTGCAAAATGTCTGAAGAACGGTTCAGGGCGATTATTAAGGATGAGCTTAACAATTTTGAATTGAGATTGATCAATAGCGGACAAGTCCCGCCCAGGGAGCAAAAGGGATAATGGATGCGGTGGACGGAATGGACATGAGTGGACAAGCTACAGGATGCAGCAGCCACGGAGGAAAATATGACTAAAGAACAGATATTGAAGGTGCTGAAAGAGATGGCGCTGAAGCCATGGGGCAAAAAAGCAGCCGCACCATATGACCTGGAAGAAATGGCCGAACTGATCGAGCGGGTGTGCATGCAGTTCCATGTCGACCAGCGGCTGTGCCTGGCCCAGGGGATATTGGAGAGCCACTTCTGCTGCAATCCCAACGCCAAGCGGAGCATCGTCACCAAGAACATTTTTAACTTTGGCAATGTGGATGACGGTGGCAACCGCTATTTTCACACCTGGGAAGAGGGGCTGACTGCATATTGTCGATTGCTGGCGCGTGAATACTGCTGGCGGAATGAAGGCAACGAAGTGACTGCAGAGATGATGATTGTACACGATTTTACCAGGCCCCGGGGTCGCAGGTACGCCACCGCGCCAAACTACACCACGGAAATTGCCAAACTCGTGGCAAAAGTGGACAAGTGCTGCGCACAGTGAGAACAAGCTGTGAGATGCCAAAGGCAGTTGAAGCGGACGGAGTGGACGCTGTGGACAAAATGGACAAAGTGAGGTAAATATATGAAGCTTTTTATCGATCAAGATGGCCATCTGGTACCGATCACCAGATGTTCGGACGCGAATGCCCAGGATGTGGATGGAACGAGTGCCAGCGCCTGCAGCACCGTGATTGATGCTGCCAATAAATGCGCTGTACGAATCTGCGCTAAGACAGCAGTGTACGTGGCCTTCGGAGCCACCCCCACCGCCCAGGCAGGTGATGTATATATTCCAGCAGGTGGCGTTTTGGAATGTGCAGTGTTGAAGGGTGAAAAGATCGCTGTTTATGGCGGAATTGCCAACATTGTGAAATTGGGGTAGGTAATGAGTTTAGGACTTGGGCTGGGGATGAGTGGACACCAGTGGGGACTAAATCAGGTGGCACCCCCCGCAGCTCCAACTGCCTCCGCAGCCACGAACGTTGATGTGCTGTCCTTCACAGCTAATTGGGAAGCAGTGAGTGGGGCAGATAGCTATCGGTTGGATGTGTCTGCTGCATCTGATTTCAGCAGCTATGTGAGCGGGTATCAAGACCTGACTGTCAATGGCACTTCGCAAGCGGTGTCGGGTCTGACTGCTGGTACTACATATTACTACAGAGTGCGGGCGGTCAATGCAGGTGGAACGAGTGGGAATAGCGAAACAACCAGCGTATTGACACTGTGGGAGTTCACGCTCACAAAAGTAGGCAATGGTTCGGTACAGCAAACCATAGATTTAGGTAATTCAGGTGCATGCACCATATATATTACTGATGGTAGCATTGTCTCCGTCTCAGCCGGAACCGTAGCTCCTGATGGGAAATCGGCAACGTTAACACCAATTGCTGATTCTGAGACGTCTGATTACCGCACAATCACATTTGAGGCTTTGGGAGCTACAGCCAGTGCTACGGTTAAATTATCAAATGTTAATAGCCTGCATTATCTGAATCTGTCCCAAGCAACTAATGGGGCAGGAATGACATATAATGGTGCACTTCCGTCAGGATTAACATACCTAAGTCTTAATGGCATCAACATTAATTGGACATATAATGGGGAACAGCCATCTGGATTGACATACATATTTCTTAGTGGCATCAACATTAATTGGACATATAATGGTGCACTGCCGTCTGGATTAACACGCCTATATCTTAGTGGCATCAACATTAATTGGACATATAATGGTGCACTGCCGTCTGGATTAACAC